AAACATTTAAAAATACTGTTGGTAATGGTAAGTTTTATTTATATAACCACTTCGGTAGTACCGTTGCTGATAATTTATTGTCTAAAATAAGATATTTAGCAAAAGCTTGTTCTGTTGATTTTGTTGTTTTAGACCATTTACACATGGCTTTATCTGCTATCGGTGATGAAACAACAAATGATGAACGTAAACTTATAGATTATTTTGTTTCTAAATTAAGAACTTTGGTTGAAGAAACTGGTATTGGTTTAATATTAGTATCACATTTAAAAAGACCAGAAGGAAATAAAGGCTATGAGGATGGCATTGAAGTATCTATGAATAGTCTTAGAGGCTCAGCTTCTATTGGACAATTAGCTGATATGATTATTTCTATGAATAGAGATTTGAAAGCCGAAGATAATTTAGCAAAACTTAACATACTTAAAAATCGTTTCAGCGGTGAGACAGGAAGTGCTTGCACATTGCGTTATGATTTAGAAACAGGAACATTAAATGAAGTCCAAGCTGAAACTCAAAAAGATTTCTAATGAAGAAATGGCATATAGTTGGACTGAGTATGTTATGGCACATTTAATAAAAGCACAATTAAAACCTGATATGGAAATACAAGTATTAGTTCCTAATGAAAAAATTAAAACTTTTATTGATAATGCAATAGCTGAGTTGTGTGAACAAACATATCATGCATGGCAATTAAAAACTAAAATAATAACGGTACATTAATATGGTAGATAAAAAAATGAGAGACGGAAAAATGATTCCAGATGAATCTTACAAACAAGGGTGGTTAGAAATATTTGGTAAAAAAGAAAACAAAGAAGAAAAACATGTCGAAGAAAATAACACTTCCAAAACTGAACAAGAAAACATTAAACGCTGATTTTGTACAGCTTTGGTGGTCTGATATAAATTCAGACGCTGGTTGGCAACACTTAGGTTCTGCTGTAAAATCTAAACCAACTATTTGTGTTTCAACAGGATGGCTTATTAAAAATTCTGGTGGAATACATATATTGGCTGCTGATTTAAATTTTGATGATGATGGAGCCATAGCTGATGTCAGTAATGTAACAACAATTCCCAGTAGCAACGTTATAAAAATTATAAAAATAAAATTATGAAATATGTATTTGACTTAGAAACTAATGGTTTGCTTGAAGATGTCACAACAATTCATTGTATTGTTTTAAAAAATATAGAAACAAATGAAATTTTAAAATTAACAAATGAAGAAGCTGTTAAACTTCTAAGAAAAGCTGAATTAATTATAGGTCATAATATTATTAAATATGATTTACCTGTACTTAAAAAACTTTTTTTCAACTTTAAAATTGAGGGAAAAATTTTTGACACTTTGGTGGCAACAAGATTGTTATATCCAGACGTAAAAGAAAAAGACTTTCAAAGAAAAGATTTTCCTAAAGATTGTATAGGCAGACACAGTTTAAAAGCATGGGGGAATAGAATAGGACATTACAAATCTTCATTTGATACAGACTGGCAAACGTTTACTCCAGAAATGTTAGAGTATTGTATTCAAGATGTTGAAGTAACACATAATTTATATAAGATGATTGTTGAAACTGGTTATTCAGAAGAAGCTTTATCTTTAGAACATGCTGTTGCAGAACTTATTTTTAAACAAGAACAATATGGTTTTACATTTGATGTTGATTCAGCTCAAAGATTGTATTCAAAATTAAATGCTAGAAGATTAGAATTAGAAGATGAGTTTCAAAAAATGTTTCCACCTGAAACAATTAAGATTCCATTTATTCCTAAAGTAAATAACAAAGCAAGAGGATATGTTAAAGGACAAATATTTTATAAAGAACAAATAAAAACTTTTAATCCATCTAGCAGACAAGATATTGCTGATAAATTAATTTCTATTCATAATTGGAAACCAACTGAATTTACTGAGGATGGTAAACCAAAATTAGATGAAACTGTATTGGCTTCTTTACCTTATCCAGAAGCTAAAATATTGTGTGAACATTTTTTATTAGATAAAAGAATTGGCCAACTAGCAACAGGTGCACAAGCATGGTTAAAACATGAACGCAATTGGAAAATACACGGCACTTGCAATACTAATTCAACTGTCACAGCTAGGGCAACTCATTCATATCCAAACATGGCACAAATACCCAGTGTTGGTGTTCCTTATGGAAAAGAATGTAGAAAGTTATTTACGGTTCCAGCAGGTAAAAAACTCGTAGGCGTTGATGTTTCGGGTTTAGAGGTGAGAATGTTGGCTCACTATATGGCTAAGTATGATAATGGCGATTATGCTAAAGTTGTTCTTGAAGGTGATATACACTCAGAGACACAAAAATTAGCAGGATTAGATAGCCGAGACTTAGCCAAAAGATTTTATTACTGTTTCCTATATGGTGGCGGTGTTAAAAAAATAGGATTAGTTACTGGTAAAACTATGGCAGAAGCGTCTAAGATTAAAAAACGTTTTTTAAATAATTTACCAGCATTAAATAAATTAATCTTACAAGTACAGTCGGCAGCTGAAAGAGGTTATTTAATTGGTCTTGATAAAAGAAAAATTAAAGTACGTTCAACACATGCTGCTTTAAATACATTGCTACAATCAGGTGGTGCTATCATATGTAAACAATGGTTAGTAGAATTTGATAAAGCACTAACACATTATCCAGACGTACATCAAGTTGTTTGGGTGCATGATGAAATACAAATAGAATGCCCTACAGAAGAGGCAGATATAGTTGGTAAGTTAGCTGTTGAAGCTATCAAAAAAACAGGTGAACATTTTAACTTACGCATACCATTAACGGGTGAATATAAAATAGGAGACAATTGGAGTGAGACACATTAATGATTAAAGCAAATAATAAATTTGATATTGATTTAAGATACGGACAAGATAGAGAAGAACGTATTGAAAAAATATTAAAAGAAGGAAAGTTAGAAGTAAAGACAGAACGTGATTGGTGGTTTAAAACTGGTAACATTGCAATTGAAATAGAATGTAATGGTAAACCGTCTGGCATCATGGCAACCAAAGCTGATTATTGGGTGCACATACTTGCCAATGGTGATAAAGATTATTGCAGATTAATTTTTGATATCAAAACAATTAAGAAATTAACTAAAAAATATATTGGCACTCTTAAAAATGGTGGTGATGGATGGCGAAGTAAGTTTGTTTTAATTCCATTATCCGAAATATTTTTGGCAAAAAATTTAACGTAAATTACAGGAAAGGAAAATAATATATGGCTAAAAAAAGAATATTACTAATTGATGGCGATATTTTAATTTATAAAATTGCTACACAAAATGAAGTAGATACTCATTGGGGTAATGGTTTTTGGACTTTACATTGTGATGAGAATGAATGTAAAGCAGACGTTGATGCACAAATAGAAGACTTAGGTTCTCAACTTGAAGCTGATGATTATGTTGTAGCATTGACTGATACAAATAATTTTAGAAAAGATGTGTTGCCTACTTATAAAGCAAATAGAAAAGATAAAAGAAAACCAATGGTGTTAAATGCGTTACGTCAATATGTAATGGAAAAACATAATGGTGTTATCTGGAAAAATTTAGAAGCTGATGATGTGCTAGGAATAATGGCTACTGAACCAACAGATGAAAAAAGAATTGTTGTTTCTATTGATAAAGATTTAAAACAAATACCTTCTTTAATATCTGTTGATGGCTACACAATTAAAGAAACGCCATTAAAATTAGCTGATTATTGGTTTATGATACAAACATTATCTGGTGATGCAACTGATGGTTACACTGGACTTCCAACTGTTGGTGTTAAAACTGCTGAAAAACTTATTAGCAAATATACTAATGTACCCATCTTAGACCTCTGGAAAATAGTTATAGGTTTATATAAAGACAAAGGATTCACTGAGAAAGAAGCTTTACAACAAGCAAGGGTTGCAAGGATATTAAGACACGGTGAATACAATAAAAATACAGGTGAGATAAAATTATGGATGCAATAAAAAAACCAAAGCATTACGCAATGGCAATTGAACCTGCTACTTTTATTATGCAAAATAATATTCCATATGCAGAAGGCAATGTAATTAAATACATTTGTCGTTGGAATAAAAAACATTTGTCAGCTGAAAAACAATTAGAAGATTTGAAAAAAGCAAAACAATATATTGATATGATTATTGCTAAAGAATTTCCTGAACCAGTTGGCGTAACTTTAAACTACGAACCAGAAAAAGAATACTCTGTATTTGGAACAAAAATATAATGATACTTACACACGAACATTTAATTGTGCGAGCTATGGTAACACAGCCACCTAAAAGCATAAAAGAAGTTAAAACATGGGTCAAAGATTTAGTGCCAAAAATTAAAATGAGATTGATGGGAGAGCCTTTAGCTTTTTATTGTGACAAAAAAGGAAACAAAGGAGCTACTTGTGTAGCTGTGATTGAAACATCTCATATAGCATTACATGTGTGGGATGAAAACAATCCATCATTAATACAATTAGATGTTTACAGTTGTTCTAAATTATATGAAAATGTTGTCTTTGAACATCTTGAACAATTTAAACCAGAAAAAATTCAATACAAATTATTAGATAGAAACAATAGTTTAATAACTGTTCCTTCAGTTAAAGAAGTAGGTTATTCAACTTCAGCAGCATTGGCAGATTTATATGGAGTATAATAGAGACGATTTATTAACGCATTTTGGCAAGAAAACATTGCACGATAGATATTTGTTGCCAGAAGAAAAATCACCACAAGAAGCTTTTATGAGAGCAGCAAAAGCTTTTTCAGACAATGATAATATGGCACAAAGAATATATGATTATTCTTCTAAACTTTGGTTCATGTACTCTACGCCTATTTTGTCTAATGGTGGTACTAAAAGGGGAATGCCTATTTCATGTTTCTTAAATTATGTGGGAGATAGTAGAGAAGGATTAACAGGACATTACACAGAGAACGCATGGCTTGCTTCTGTTGGTGGTGGAATAGGTGGTTACTGGGGACACGTTAGGTCTGATGGCGTGGCCACTTCTGGTGGTAGTGCTAGTTCAGGTACAATACCTTTTATGCATGTAGTTGATAGTGAGATACTTGCATTTTCTCAAGGTAAAACTAGAAGAGGAAGTTATGCTTCTTACATGGATATATCACATCCAGAAATTATAGAATTTATTGAAATGCGTAAACCTACTGGGGGTGATGCACATAGAAAGAATTTAAATTTACACCATGGAATTAATATAACAAATGATTTTATGGAGTTAATAGATAAATGTATTAAAGAACCTACTTATGACGACAGTTGGGATTTAATAGACCCGCATACAAAACAAGTTGTGCGTACTATTTCAGCCAGAGATTTGTGGTTAAAAATTTTAGAGGTTAGAGTTAATACTGGTGAGCCTTATATATCTTTTATTGATACCATCAATGAAGGATTACCCCAAACACAAAAAGATTTAGGACTTAGAGTACATCATTCTAATTTATGTTCTGAAATTACATTACCTACTGATGAAAACAGGACAGCAGTTTGTTGTTTGTCTAGTGTTAATTTAGAAAAATATGATGAATGGAAAAACGATACATTATT